AAAAAAGGCCCAGTAGGAGTAGTACCAATGTTCTGGTTGTAATCACCAGTACCAACAAACAAACCACCTGTACCAGAAGCATACAAACCAGCCTGAGCGCCACCAGCATACAAACCAAGAGACTTGCCATTACCATAAACAGGTGCAGAAGTACCCAAAGGAAGTGTTACGGAAACACCACCCTTTTGTGGCCAAGGTAATGCGCTAGTGAAATAATCATGTCGTTTTCCACGACGCATAAGAACGTAATTAGTAGAGGGAGTAGCATCAGGGCCGTCTCCAAGATCCACAGTAACACTATTTTGTAAGTTTTCATCTCGGTACCACTGATTCCAAATTAACGAGCAGGCTCTAACGGGCAACGCAGAATGTGAGACCGTATTACCAGCGCCCACTTGTCCGACCGTAGGAAGCCCCAAATAGTCCTGCAACGAACCAACTGCATAACCGCCAACTGGGGAAACCTGTTGCGGTATAGAGTAGGAAATCGAATCGGTAGGGTTATTTTGTTCCCCCATAAACTTAACCCAATTCGTCCAGACCAAACGATTAGGTACAAAGAAGAACTGCGTGTCGATATGGAGATTATCCATAACTGGAAAAATGGGGGTAGCCAAACGACCGAAAAGCGTGGCATTAACATTGAAAGTGTCACCAGGCAGAGCCTCCTCACACATAATAGGAACAAGATAACCAGCGTCAAAAGTAGTTTTCAATGTCTTTTGCATTTGAAAACGACTGCGAGGAACATCAGAACGAGGAACCATAGCAAAACTATGAGAACTTGCGGATTTATTGTGAAACATCAAAAATCTCCAAAGTTAAAAAAAAGCACCCCCGAAGGGGTGCAAAGGTCAGGCAACTGCAATAGGAGCCTGAATTACATCTTTAGCACGAACCAACACAACAGGTTGTTCTTCCATACTAAAAGTGCCGGAATTATCATCAAAAGTTCCGAGCAAATACAAATCAAAATCGTCTGGGTGCTTATTCAACTGATTATCAGCAGCAGAGCGATTAACTTCATCAGTAAAGTCACGCACAGCAACATTACGATGGGGAACAAAAAATGGACGGTTAAAAACATCGGCTGCGCGATCTTTAACAGAAACTACAAATTGCAACATATTAGACCTTTAAAGTGTTCGTTTTGATTGATTAACGCGAGAATCAGTTACTTTCTGTCTCGCTATTTTACGGATGGGTTGGTTTTCATACATATTACGCTCTGCATCCATGTCGGCTCTTACCGACGAGCGAAACTGCATTTCTAAAGCTAAATCATGTCCTAACTCCTTAAGTAAGTTTTTGTAATATCTCGGAACTGGCGCCCGAGATCCCTGTGTAGTCACGACTGATCCAGTCGGGAAAACATCTGTCATGAAATATTCTCTAAACCATCCTTTGCTAATACCCTTGCTCATTAACATAAACTCGGGATTAGGCAATATGATTTCACCATCGTCCGTTGTTGCCAACGGTACAGGTGAAACATTGGGGCCTTTGAGCTTCTTCATAATATAACGTGCTATGTAAGCAGCAGATTCAAAATTGAGAGTACCGATAAGGTGGTTTCCTTTGTGCCAAGATTCAGTAACTGACTTAGAGATATAAGTCCGGTCACCACCAGTAGCACGACCAAAAAGCACACGATCGCTATCAAAGTCCACTCCAAACAACGCAATATGAAAGTGAGGACGTCGGGTTTGTTCACCATATTCTCCAGAGGCGACATACTTAAACTTAAACCCTGCCTTACGCAGCCTCTTGAAAAAACGCTGTAAATCGTCTTTCCATAATTGACCGTGTTCGGGTAGGTGCGCATCATCATATGTGAGGTTTAGCATACAGGACTTCTCGTGCATCATTTGCTCGTGAGTTATCCTGATAGCCCACTCTCTGGAGTAAGCTAACCTGCACTCTACGCATTGACCACACTTGATGGGGCCATGCGTTGGATGCGACCATAGGGAAGTACACACAATACCCTTATAGACGGATACCGCCACGCATAGGCGCAGCCTTGATGTTAATCAGTTTTGTACGACCGACATTAGACCGAAAATGTCCGGCAGAAGCACCTTTATGTACAGGCTTACGACTTAGTGGTTTCATTGAAATCTCCTTAGGGTTTGGTGTCAATGGGCACAGTTACATCAAGTAGCGTACTGTGCCCATGTTACTTCATTCCGGCTTAGACGCCGTATCCTCTGCTGTCACATTCGTGACAACAGAGGGTTGAGGAATAGCCAATCCCAAGCGAATCGCCTCTTCGCTGTTTGCAGGGTCTGCAAAAAACTCAAGGAACTCTTGTGGGCTATTGTTAAAACGAGCACGAACTTTTGCATCAATGCGCATAAAAGATTCGTCAGCTGCACGAACCAAATTCATAGCAGACTGATAATCAAAAACACCCTCAAAATCAACATATTGAGGGAATGTACTGGGTTCTGGGAGAACACCAGTCTTAAGAAAACGATTAACAATCGTATTAATATCAGATTCTTCTTTAAACTGTTGTTGAGTTAAAGATTTATCTAAACATTCAAGACCAGCTTCATCACTAGCTTTATTCATGTCGTAATTAAACGCAGTACGCAAAAACGGAACTTTCACAGGCATCTCCTTTAAAAAAAAACGGGCCATTATCGCTTAGTCCGATAAGTGGAACGACCAACCTCGCGACCTTTAGAGTCGCGAACAATGTCTGTATGTTCTTCAGAAGTTTGTTTCCCTTGTTTCCAAGGTAAAAGTTTATCAATATATTCACTAGTAATATCAGAAACAACTTTAACTTCTCGAGCAAGAACACCAACAAAATTAGAATCTTTCATAGCTTTATACTCAGCACCAGTAATAAGTTTTTCATAATATAACTTGTCAGAGGCTTCGTTTAAATTATTCCTACGAGCAACTTCAGTCATACCTTGCTGAGCCATCAAAGCTGAAGAATGAGCTAAATTAACAATCGTTGCACGAATACGCTGACGTTCCAAAACCAAATTTTCAGCTTGCGCTTCATTTAAATCAGTTTGAGAACCAATACGTGCTATTTCAGCACGTGCAACATCAGTATCTGCAGTAATCTTACTAATCTCAGCTTTAGTCCTGTTAACCATTTCATTAACCAAAATAGTATCAGCCTCAGTCTTACCAGACTGAGCAACCTTCAAAGCAGTATCAGCAATAGTATTATCTATTTCAGCAACTGTTTTAGAAGTTTGAGCACCAGTCAAACCGGTTTGAGCATTAGTTAATTTAGCTTGAGAAACTCCCTTATATGCCTCAACAGCAGACGATACAGGACTTTGAAAAGTAGGCATAGCACCAGAAGGGGTGGATGCACCACCACCTTTAATGTAAGCAAGCATTGGGTTTAACCCCGAGGCTTGCAAATCAGCAACTTGACGCTGATAAGCAGTGTTGGACATTCTCTCTTGAAAATCCATCTGGGCCTGTGAAGCACCAGCCTGCATAGCGTTGGTTTCTTGTTGACCAAGAAAACCAAGACCTGCAGCAATAGCAGTAGCAGTTCCAAGTTCCATAATCAGAAATGATCAATCAAACCAGGAACAGAATACATTGGCAACGGACGAGCAGCAGTAATGTCAAAAAACGCATCTAACAATAATTGCTGACCATTAGCCGCAGCACCAACCGCCAAGTTACGAGAAAGTGGCGGAATATCCTGAATAAATGTACTATTCAAAGTAGGCAAAGAAGTAAACTTCTGAGCATAATGCCAAGGGTCAATAGTTCCAGCAGAAGTAGATTTAAACAAACCAGTAATCTGCGATGGGTTATAACGCAATTCACCCCAACGTTCTTGATAACCAAAAACATCGTTATCAGTAGAAGCACCAGTACAGTAAATCTCCTTATTCAAAATAGCTTGCTCACCCAAATGAGAAAAAGCAGGAAAATAATAATCGTAACGGGTGCTACGTGACCAGAGTTTTCGCAATCCCTGTTGATAAGTAAGATCAGCGCGAACAGAAGCAAACCCAATAATATGCCCGTGTTCCACGCAAGAGTAAGTAAATCCATGACCTTTATGCAAAAAGGTTCCAAAAGCAGCCAAATTACCAATAGGGGTTGATCCACCAGATACTCCAGTCGCAGAAGTCTGCATTACAGGGGAAATATTAATAAGAGACGAGCCGCCGCCCAAATACTCCGGCCTTTGGAGTCTTGCGTCAGGTGAGCGAACTCCAAAATGACTTTGAAGAATCTCTGTATAACGAGTACCACCACGAGCATCACGTTCCAAAAGTTTCTGGATCTGAAAAGACTGACGCAACTGATTAATAGTTGCAGCAGTAGCTTGACTTAAATCAGCATAAAGACCAGATACACCAGACTGAACAACACCTAAACGAGCAGATGACAAAAAAGGCCCAGTAGGAGTAGTACCAATGTTCTGGTTGTAATCACCAGTACCAACAAACAAACCACCTGTACCAGAAGCATACAAACCAGCCTGAGCGCCACCAGCATACAAACCAAGAGAC